GGTAATAGGTACGTGGCTCTTGGAACAGATAAGTTTTTGCTTATATATTTTGAAGGTCAACTTTATGATATTACACCTCTTAAAACTACATTAACATCTGCAACAATTGCTACAACAAATGGATCACCTACTTGTACAATTACAAAAGCTACTCATGGTTTATCTGTTGGTGATATTGTACAACTAGATAATGTTACATTACCTGGTGGTACAGGTTTTACTGATGCACAATTTGAAGATAAAAATTTTCAAGTAATTAGTGTTCCAACAACAGGTACATTTACAATTAATCAATCTAGCAATGCAAGTGGCACTGTATCAACAGGCGGTAGTTTAAGTATAAAACCTTTTGAACCTGTAGGTCCTAGAGAACAAACATATGGTTATGGTTGGGGTATGGATCCTTACGGTAATGGTAATTGGGGTGAAGCAGCAGCTGCATCAGATGTTACACTAGAACCTGGATTGTGGTCATTAGATAATTTTGGTGAAGTTTTAGTTGCAACTATTTTAAATGGTAAAACATTTACATGGAACTCGGGTATATCACAAAGACTAACAACACGTGCATCTACAACAACTTCTAATTTTCAAACAACAAACAATCCAACTAAAACAAGATCTACTCTTATATCACCAACAACAAGACACTTAATTCATCTAGGAACAGAAACAACAATAGGTACACCTGATTCACAGGACGATATGTTTATTAGGTTCTCGGACCAAGAAGATATTAATACATTTACACCTTCAGCAACAAACACAGCTGGTACACAAAGACTACAAGATGGCACAAAAATTATGGGTGCATTAAAAGCAAAAGAAGTTATTCTAATATGGACTGATAATGCATTGTATACAATGAAATTTATAGGTGCACCTTTTACCTTTGCTGTCGAACAAGTAGGTACAAACTGTGGATTAATAGGTCAAAACGCTGTTGTAGAAATAGATGGTGCTGCATTCTGGTTAAGTCCAAAAGGATTTTTTCTTTACGATGGTACAGTAAAATCTTTACCATGTACTGTTGAAGATTCTGTATTTGATAATTTTGATACTACTAAAGGTCAACAAGTTTCAGCAGGTTTAAATAATTTATTTACAGAAATTACTTGGTATTATCCATCATCTTCTTCAGACTACAACGATAAATATGTTGTGTTTAATTTTGGTGAATCAGCAGGAGTAAGAGGTGGTGTTTGGTATACTGGAACAGAAGCTAGAACAAGTTGGATGGATGCTACTATATATAAGAATCCATATGCAACTAAATATGATGCAAGTGCAAGCGGAACATTTCCAACAGTTGTTGGACAAACTGGTTTAGGTCAAACAACTTATTTTGAACATGAAGTAGGAACTGATCAAGTAAATCCAAATGGTACAACTACAACTCTTACATCTTTTATACAATCATTTGACTTTGATCTTGAACAAAGATCAAAAGATGGACAAGGTAGAAGTGCAGGACCTAAAGTTGCAGGTGAAGTATTTTTAGCTATGAGAAGATTTATACCAGATTTTAAAACATTACTTGGTAATGCTAAAGTAACTATTGGATTAAAAAGATACCCACAAGATACAACAAGTAATTCTTCTTATAGTCCATTTACAATTACATCTACTACACAGAAAAAAGATACAAGAGCTAGAGGTAGATTTGCTAGTGTTAAAATAGCAAATGATGCAGCTAGTGAATCTTGGAGATTTGGGACATTAAGATTAGATATACAACCGGATGGTAGAAGATAATGGCTAAAGTAACTGTAAGAATACCAGAACCAAAAGAAGAGTATGACTTTTCAAATCAAAAACAAATCAATAGAGCGTTGACACTAATGAAAGAACAATTAAACTCAACATTTCTAGATGAATTAAAACAGGAGCAAGAGAGAATCTCTTGGTTTATCGGTGGCTAATATATATACAAACGCAAAAATAGATTTTACAGATACGTCAAATACGACTGTTTACACCAGTCCAATAGCTACAACCAGCATTATCAAATCAATAGTTGTATCTGAAGACTCTGGTAATGCAGATAGTATATCAATAACACTAACAGCTGGAGCAGCTGTATTTAATTTGTTTAAAACAAAGGCTATATCAGCTAATCAAACAGTTGAGTTATTATCACAACCACTTATAATGCAAGAGGGTGAAATTTTAAAAGCAACCGCAGCTACAGGAAATAGGTTACATATGGTTATTTCTGTGCTACAAATAAATAGAGATTAATTATGGCATTTATAGAAGAAGGAACAGTTGAATACGTAGAAATAGACGGTAAAAAAGTACCGGTTGTAAAATGTGAAGCTGAAATAACTTTAAAAAATAAAGAGACTAATCAAGAATACAGCTCAGATCAAGAAGCAGAAGATGATATTAACAATCCAGATACTGCTACACAAAGAGAACACATAACTAGAACTGTAAAAATTAAAGTTGCAAAGATACCAACTATCGGTGCATCTTCTGACAAGGACGAATAATGGCTATAACAAACGCACAACAGTTTAAACAATTAGTAAATCCTAGAATAGATAAAAAAAGACCTGGATATCGTGGTGATGATGCAGCTAGATCTAGTGAAGGAACTTCAGGAGGAAGAGCAGATCCGGGTAATGCTCCAAGAGGGGATGGACCAGCAACAAATGCACCAAGTCAAGATAGAATTGCAGAAATTAGACAAGCTAATATAACTTTAGAAAATTTAAAACAAGACAAGATAGAAGAAAAATTAGAAAAATTTAGACAGTTAAATAGTAAAACTAGACAATTTCAAAACTTTGCATCAAGGTTTTCACCATTTGCGATGTTTGCATCAAAGTTTGGTCCACTAAACACTAGAGATTTTTTTACAGAAAACTATTTAAGTTCTAAAAATGCACCTATGACTAAAGAACAATTTGCTAATTTAACTAATGAAGAACAAGAAGCAGAATTTGATAAGTACATGGGAGGTAGAATGTCTGGTGCAACAGATGCCTATGGTAATCCAACTAATCAAGATAATGGTAATGGAAACAATAATGTTTTATCAATGCAACAGTTATTAGCACAACAACAAGCAGCAGCAAACGCAGCAGCAGCTTCTAATGTACCAACAACAACTCAACAACCAGGTATGTCATATAGATTTATGGCTGATGGTGGAATTGCAAATACAGAAGTTGCAAGGCAAAATTATTTTATTGGTGGTATTATTAAAAAAGCAACTAAAGCAGTTAAGAAAATTGGTTCTAAAATAAATAGAGCTAGAAAAAAAGTATTAAAAAATCCATACGTACAAACAGCTCTTGTAGTTTATGCACCATACGCTATTGGTAGTACAGGATTTATGGCTGGTGCTAGTCCATTTATGAGACAGGCAGCAATATCAGGATTAACACAAGGTGGTTTACAATTAGCATCTGGTCAAGGTTTAGATGCAAAAGGTATATTAAGATCAGCAGCAATTAGTGGAGCTCTTGGTGCAATGAACCCGGCCCAAGGAGCACAAGCAGCAACAACAGGTGCAGATAAAGCAGCAATGGTAGATTATTCAGATATGTCTAAATTTAATGATTTTGGTTTAGGTGGTTCTGGTGGTGCTGCAAATATTAAAGGTGGTATTCCAAGCGCTAATATTGTAGCACCATCGGGTGATGTGTTTGCACAAGGAGATTTATCAGCTTTAGAAAAAATTGATCCAAAAGTTATAGATACACTTTCAAAAACAGATCCAGAAAAATTATCTAAGTTTGCAGAATTTGCTAAAAAGATAGATGACAGTAAAATAGGTGGAGCATTATTAGGAGATGGTAAAGGTGGTATTAGTGCGTTAAAAGCAATAGGTTTAGCATCTGCATTACCATTATTAGGTGTTGGTGCTCCTGAAGAGGACGATGAAGGAGAACCATACAGAGGTGAAGGTATAGATATTGCAGCTATAAGAAGAGATCCTTATTCATATACAGCACCAAGATTTATGGCTGAAGGAGGTTCAGCAGAACCTGTAGCTAAAAAAGTTATGCCACTATTAGATATGGACGGACAAGAAATGGATTTAAGAGCTGAAGGTGGTTTTGTACCAATAGGAAGAATGGAAAAAGCAGACGATGTGCCTGCAAGATTATCTAAAAATGAGTTTGTATTTACAGCTGAAGCTGTTAGAAATGCAGGTGATGGAGAT